TATCAATATACATAGTATTGGAAATACAAAACTCAACTCAGACAATGAATTGCATATAAGAAGTAAAGGCACTCAATTTATTCAAACTGAAGCCCAAATGAATATATCAGTTGGTGTAAACTGTGTCGTGTCTACTGGAGGATTATTGCATTTGAATGGTCCTATTGCGGCAGAATCAGAACTAATTCAAGTAGATTCAAAACCAGACATGCAAAATGCAGAGAATACGGAAGTGAAAGGTACAATAGTTTCTGAGATGCCGACCCACGAACCATTTATTCGTCCACATGCAAAAGATTTGTCTACAAGCGATTACGCAAAAGCATATGCCAGTGAAGATGGCAAGAAAAACATGGGATAAATTATGATATACGATAAAAGAAAAGGCTCATTGTTAAATTATATACAGTTACCACTTAATGTGATAACACCCAATGGTACGTTCTTAGGAACGGGATATGACGTAAATAATAAGCCAACTTATATTCTTTCTCATATTAAGGTAGTAATGAGTGATATTAACACCCTAACTTTTTCTTCAAACAGTAAGGATGCTATTTTGCTTGATAATATACCAACACTCACAATAAAAGATAACATAGTAGGATATAATTATAAGATATCAGACACAGAAATAGATTACAACTACATAACAGTTGCATCTACAAGAATAGACATTTTTTCTAACAAGATATCAAATGGTGCCGCTGATTTTATTTTAGAAAAACAATTAAGAAATATAGGAAATGTTTTAGAAAGATTCGTTAAAGTGCAACTAGCACAACCACAGTATGATGCGTTGATATTTCACTTCTTTAATGAAGGTGTTGATACTATAGAAAACAGTTCTATTATTAAACTTATAAATGATGGAAACTGGTATTCAGTAACAGATGAAATTCAAAGTAATATAAAAAAGAATGGCAAAGTAAATGATAAACTAGCACAAAGAAAGATGAAAACTGCTAAAATGTTTAGTTATGTGCCTGGGTTTTCTTAACGTTTATCTATAACTTTATCTGCAAGACCAAACGCAACAGTTTCTTCAGCAGACATAAAGTTGTCTCGTTCCATCGCTTCAGTCAACTCTTCAAATGTCTTTCCAGCAGTATTGTGTGATACATAAATCCCAGTCAATCTTTCTTTCATCTTAAGAATTTCTTTAACTTGAATTTCCATATCAGTTGCTTGTCCACCTGCACCACCGCTCGGTTGATGAATCATCGTGCGACTATTTGGTAACACATATCTTTTGCCTTCAGCACCTGCTTGAGCAAGTAGTGAACCCATAGAACATGCTTGACCCATCACAGTAGTTGATACTGGAGATGAAATAAACTGCATAGTATCATATATTGCCATGCCAGAAGTCACTGCTCCACCTGGTGAATTGATATAGAAATGAATATCTTTTTCTGAATTCTCTGCTTCTAAGAATAATAACTGGGCACAAATCAAGTCTGCTTGGTAGTCATTCACTTCGCTAGTCAAAAATATTACTCTTTCTTTTAATAAACGAGAGAAAATATCGTAACTACGCTCTCCATTTGCTGATTGGTCAACGACCATTGGTACTAAATTTGGCATAAAATGTTATCCTTGTTGTGATATACTAGTATTTATGTGTCTATAATAACATTATTAAACAAAAATGTCAATACTAAAACTACGAATATTATGTGGAGATAAATACATGTAACATAAACTACAGAGAAAATAAAAGTTATGCCATTATTCACAGGTTTTAGTACCAAAAACAAAAATGCAATAAATCACCAGTTATTCGACAAGGATTTGGTGATTGAAGACCTTATGAATCACATTATGACACGTAAGGGTGAACGAGTAATGTTGCCTACTTATGGGTCAATTATACATGAGATGTTGTTTGAGCCACTAACTGATGAAACTACTGAGTTAATTGAAGAAGATTTAACTGGAATTATAAATGATGACCCGAGATGTAAATTTGTTAGCATTGATATTAAAGACTCGGACCATACAATAACCGCTATTTTGAAACTTGAGATACTACCAACAAATGAACCCGTTGAGTTGAGTATTGATTTAGACAGAGAATAACAGAGAGAATAATATGAGCCAAGAACGTACAGACAGTCTATTTGCAAGTGAGAGTTGGACAACAGTATATACTGCATTCACCAACGTCAGTCTCAAAGCATACGATTTCGACACTATAAGAGAAGCCCTACTAGCATATATAGGACAAACTTATCCTGATAAATTTAACGACTTCATAGCAAGTTCGGAATTCATTGCGATTCTCGATTTAGTCGCATATCTAGGACACAGTTTATCATATCGACTAGATATGAATACCCGTGAAAACTTTATGGATACTGCTGAACGTAGAGCAAGTATTCTACAGATGGCAAAGACTCTAGGTTATAACAAGACACGCCCAATCAATGCAAAGGGTTTTATGAAGATATCTAGTGTCGTAACTACTGAAGATGTTTATGATAATATGGGTGTTTCATTAGCAGGAAAAACTGTAAACTGGAATGACAGCAATAACATAGATTGGTACGAGAATTTTATCAGCATCATAAATGCTACACTTACAAGCAATACTAAAATTCAGAATCCAGCATCTACATTAACAATTGCAGATGTTGAGCATTCTCTTTATGAAATAAATGAAGATAGTTCTACTAAGAATATTAACTATCCATTTACATCTACGATTGGTGGCAAAAGCAGAAACTTTGAAGCGGTTAGAACAATACTAGACACGTCAACTACTAGAATATACGAAGACGAACCAAACTTAAGCAAAAAATTTACGATTGTTAATCGAAACGATAATCTAGGTTCAGCCAGTGATAGAACTGGTTTCTTTGTTTATGCAGTTGCAGGAACATTAAGTTACAAAGACCACGTCTATAATACTAAAGTTTCAAATAGAGTACAATTAATTGATGATATCAATATATCTAACTCTGATGTTTGGGTTCAGAAAACAGATGCAAATAAACAATATGTATCAAGTGTAACAAAAGTAGATAATGACACAAGAGAAACAGCAATATTCAATAGTTTACGAACGGGCTCTGGCGACTTAGTAAGTATAAATTCTAACGAAAACAATACAATTGAACTGCATTATCCAGATGGTGTATTTGGAAATGCCGCATTTGGCAATTACCGAACATGGTTTAGAAAAACAGACAATGCTAACTTCTCAGTGAAGTCAAATGATATCACAAATAAAACAATAACAATTCCTTATACAGGAAGTGACAACAGAACATATAGAATTACACTAACAATCACAAGTACTAAAGATTTCTCAGAAAACTTTGAAGGAGAAACTTACACAAGTGTAAGAAGAATAGCACCAAGAAGTTACTATTCACAAGACAGAATGGTCAACGCACAAGATTATAATGTATATCCATTAACTCTAGGAAACAATGTTGTTAATAAAGTTAAAGCAGTCAATACTTCTTTCGCTGGTAATTCTCGTTTCTTTGAAACGGATGATGTTTTAGGACACCACTCTAACTTGAGTGTTACGGGTTCTGATGGAAGTATCTTTATAGAAAATGAATCTATAACTATGCCACTAAGTTATAATAAGGCTAAAGGCAACAGTGACAACTTCATTAGAAATGAACTTGTAAAAGCAATCAAACATCCTGTTCTTTTAAATAAATTTTTACATACAAATAAATCAAACACGACAGAAGTTGTATTGTCACAATCAGGAAAGACATACACTGTAGATACTACAGATTCAATGATGATAGTTTCACCTACTATATCTGGCGTAAATGTAGGAGATATACTTAAATTAGAAACAAACTCAGGCAAAATAATTTGGGCAGATGTAGACAAAGTAGATGGCACAAATTTCACATTAAATAAAAAGATTCCAGAGAACGGTGATGTTGGAAGTGCTGGCATTTTAACACTAGTAAAAGGTTTCAGAACTAAGTTCACAGATGCAGAAAAAGCCTTAATTAAAACTAAGGTATCACCTGATGCGGAAACATTTACATTATATTATACATATGTTTCAAATGCATGGGGATGGAGTCTAACACCTAATACCACT